CGACCCGCTGAAGGCATTGTCGGCAACGGTACTGGCCCTGGCATTGATCGCGGTGGCATAAACTATAACAACGTATGCTATCGCGTCATGGGTTCTAAGTTCGTATCAGTTGCCAGCAACGGCGCTGTGACGATCTTGGGTGATGTCGGCAATGATGGCGATTACGTTACGCTAGACTATAGCTTTGAATATATTGGCATCGCGTCAAACAACAATCTATTCCTGTGGGATATAGCAACAGGCGTTCTCGCTCAGAACACCGACCCTGATCTTGGCATAGTTCTTGATACAGTGTGGGTAGATGGCTACTGGATGACCACAGATGGTGAGTTTCTGGTGGTTACAGAACTTAACAATCCGTTCGCAGTAAACCCGTTGAAATATGGTTCGTCAGAAGCTGACCCTGATCCAGTGGTAGCCCTACTGAAGCTACGCAATGAAGTCTATGCGCTCAACCGTCACACCATCGAAGTGTTCGACAACCGAGGTGGAGAGCTATTCCCGTTCCAACGCATCGAAGGCGCTCAGATTGAAAAGGGCGTGGTCGGCACACACGCTTGCTGTGTATTCCTTGAGAACATTGCATTCCTTGGTAGTGGCTTCAACGAAGCGCCATCTATTTATCTTGCCGCAAACGCAAACGCTACTAAGGTTAGCACGCAAGAGATTGACGAACTGCTGGCAACATTCACTGAAGCGCAGTTAGCGACTGTAAAGCTAGAGGCACGGAACGATAGGGCGCACGAGCATCTATATATCCACCTTCCAGATCGCACGATTGTATTTGACGCAGCGGCAACGCAAGAATTGGGCCAGCCTGTTTGGTTCACGTTGACAAGCAGCCTTGTGGACTTCGCTCGCTATCGCGCTCAGAACTTTGTGTGGTGCTATGACAAGTGGTTGCTAGGCGACCCTACCAGCAATGCCATTGGGTATCTGGTAAAGGATATATCGACGCACTGGGGGCAAAAGGTGCGTTGGGAATTTGGCACAACCATTCTATATAACGAAGGTCGCGGCGCGATATTGCAGAACCTTGAACTGGTTTCTCTAACAGGCTCGGTTGCGTTCGGCTTAGACCCAACGATTAACACCAGCTACTCGACTGATGGGCAGAACTGGAGCCAGCAGAAGTTTATCAAGGCTGGTAAGACGGGAGAGCGAGCCAAGAGACTTGTATGGTTCCACCAAGGCTGGATGCGTAACTGGCGCGTTCAACGTTTCCAAGGCACATCAGATGCTCATATGTCTTTTGCTAGGCTAGAGGCGGCAATAGAGCCGTTGGCTTACTGATGGCTGTAACTCCACGAAGATTAAGCCTGACACGGGATCAGTTTGCCTCGTTCCTTCAGGACTTCGAGCAGATTAAGCAATTCGAAAATCTATTTGCTACCGTTGATACGATGGCAAACGTGACAACTGACGAGATCAGTATTGCGGCTGGCAATGCTAATGCTAGTGCGAATGAAGCAAATGACAGCATTCAAAGGCTTCTGGACTCTTTAGACAGAGGGCCACCACCAGCATCACAAGAACAGATTGCAGCACTGCAAGAACAGATCACGGGTTTGCAGCAGATGCCACCACCAAGGCAGCATCGCACACCTCGCTACGGCTCTTTCTATGATACAACAACACAGACAGCCGCTGTTATTAATACAGCGTATGGTATAACCTTCAACACAACCGATTTATCATTTGGCGTGACTAGAGGCAGTCCGACTTCGCGCATTTATATAGATCGACCCAATGTTTACAATGTACAGTTTTCGGCTCAAGTAGATAAGACTGCTGGAGGTGTTGGATTTGTATGGATATGGTTACGCAAGAATGGTGTTAACGTTCCTGACAGCTCTGGTCAAATACGCATACAAGGTAATAACGCTGAATTAGTTGTAGGGTGGAATTATATCATCGAATTAAACTCTGGCGACTACATCGAATTAATGTGGGAAGTTGACGATACATCTGTTATTTTATTGGCTGATCCGGCATCTGCCGTACATCCTTCCGTTCCGTCAATCATCTTAACGGTGACTGACAATATAAGTTCTATGGAGACTTGATATGGCTGTAACAACTAAAGTTCTGATTCCAGCTAAGACGGCTGAGAACACACAGACAACGCAATATACCTCTGTGAATGTAACTACAGTCATCGACAAGTTTACCGCGACAAATTACAGCGCAACTGCTGCAACGATTAGCGTTAACCTTGTGGCAGTGTCTGGCAGCGCAGGAAATGACAACCTTATCGTCAAGACCAAGACGCTTCAGCCATCGGAAACCTACACGTTTCCTGAGCTAGTCGGCCAGGTAATTGTATCAGGCGGGTTTATTTCAACTATTGCGGGAACAGCGACAGCCATTAACATCCGCGCATCTGGACGGGAAATATCGTAATGAAAAAGCCAATGATGATTATTGAAGGCTTTGCTGGTCTGCGTGAGAGCGAACCATTCATCACCACTGCTGAGAACAAGAAGAACACGAAGATCGTGATCGACGATTGGATGCTTGGCCCTGAAAACCCAAGCAACGAGCGTGGCGCTAATCCTGAATACTGGGTGGCCTTGGGTGTAGCTATGCAAGTGGATGAGACTGAAGCTCGTCGGCGCAGATGTTCTAACTGCGAGTATTACGACAACAGCACCATGACCCAAGCCAAGATGGAAAAGATTCCATTCAACGAGTGGGACGTTGATGCTGGCTTCCGTGGCTACTGCCATAAGTTCGAGTTCATCTGTCATGATTTGCGTGCTTGTCAAGCACAAGAAGAACGAGAGTTTGAATTTGAAGATTGATTGTGATATGGTTTTTCCACAGAGCTTTTAAGAGCAGCCTGTGGCTCAATAGTAGAAAGCTTACTATGCTTAAAAGCGGAACGCCTGAATACTGGTTGCGTAGGAACTTTGCCGAAGCATTATCCTTGCCCGAAGATGCCGTTGAATGGCTCATTGACCTATGGCAAGTTGTTCAGCTTTTTGATGACATTGTTGATGGCGACAAGATAGACCGCGACGATGCTGATATGGCAATTTGGGCCGCATTGGTAGGATTGCCGTCAAATCCGTTCTATCAATTTCACTCTGCAGTATTGCTGCCACTCCTTAGCATTGCGATTCTAAAGTGGAAGGCATCTGATACCGTTGAATTGGCTGGTAATGCTTGCGCTACTAGCTTTGTCTGGCGTGCTGGATATTATGATATTGTTCTTGCGGCAGTGCAGTTGGTTCACGGCACACAAGCAGCAATGGAAATAGGTCACGTTGTGTTAAAGCTTTATGGCGAAAGCCTTGATGAATATATGAAGGAAATGTCTGATGCCTGATCCAGTAACAGGAATTGGCGCTGCTGTCAGCATTGGCGGCGCGGTTTTAAAGGGTAAGTCTGCAAGCAAAGCAGGCCAACTTCAGTATGATGCTAGCATGGCTGGTGTTGCCGAAACAAGGGCTGCACGCGAAGAAATGCGTGGATTGCTTCAGCCATATGTTTCTGCTGGTGGCCCTGCCTTAGAAGCTCAAATGGCTGCTTTAGGTCTCTCTGGCGCAGAAGCGCAGCAAGCATATGTATCTCAGCAAGAGCAAAGCCCGATCTTTCAGGCACTCAAGCGCCAGCAAGAAGAATCCATCCTTCAGAACGCGTCAGCAACTGGCGGACTTCGTGGCGGCAACGTTCAAGGCGCATTAGCTCAGTTTCGCCCTCAATTACTGAATCAGTTTCTTGAGCAGCAATATGGTCGTTTGGGCGGCATGACGCAATTAGGTCAGCGGTCTGCTGCTGGCGTTGGCGCGGCTGGACTGGATGCGGCTGGCGACATTTCTACGCTTCTTGGTGAAGGTGGTGCTGCAAGAGCGGGATCAGCTTTGGCAAAAGGCCAAATGTTTGGCGACATCCTCGGTTCTGTGGGTGGCGTTGCAAAGGGACTATTCTAATGGTTCAGCCGATTAATTACGCTGACTTAGCTGGAGGCTTTCAATCTCCACAAGAGGCATTTACTAATACGATTAAGTTGCGCGAATATTATTTGCAGCAGCAAAAAGCGGCTGAAGATGCACGGTTAGCTAAAGAGAAAACTGTGCGAATGGAAGCTGATTTAAAAGATTACACAACAAATCCAGACCCTCAAAAACTAGCTACTTTGCACCTGAATTATCCAGTCCTTAAAGAATCACTGAATAGCTATACGGCAACACTCTCAGATGCAGACAAGCGCACCACAACCGATTTTGCCACTCAAGCTTTCGGTTTAAATCGCTCTGGAAAAACTGAAGATGTTATAGGTTTGTTTGACCGCTATATCGCTGGTGCAGAAAAACGCCCTGATATGCTTCGCGTTCTCAAGGACGCTAAAGAAACATACCTAAAGATTGAAGACCCAAAAGCACGCGAAGCTTTGATTGGTTCTGTTTTGGCTGGAACAGGAAAAGATGGGCTTGAGCTTTACGATAAGATTTGGAACGCTTCAGGCCAAGTTAAACTGGATACAGCTAAGATTAAAGACCTTCAGGCCGAAGGATTTATACTTGGAACTCCTGAATTTGAAGCAGCAATGAAGTCAGAGCGCGAAAAGATAACTACAACACTTCCAGGTGGTGGTTTTTATAGTGGAAGCCCAGCAGGATTAGCGCAAATCTTGGGCGGTAAACCATTGCCTTCCAACGTGCAAAAGGGGCCACCGCGCCAGCCAACTACTAAAGCAGAATTTGATAAATTGCCTCCTGGTTCAATCTTTATTGATCCAAATGGTGTAACTCGTGAAAAGCCAGGAGGTCAGACGGCTGCTCCGTCTGGTAACTTTCGCTGATGGTAAAGTTGTGATTGGTAAACTATTTCCTAATGCAAGGATAACATCTGGCTATCGTGGGCCAAATGATCCGCTGTCTAAAAAGAACCCAAGGTCTTATCATCGCACACCTGGTGCTGTTGATATTGCCCCAATAGCTGGAATGACATTTAAAGAATATATTTCTGACATCAAGAATGCTGGTTATAAAATTATTGAAGCTCGTGACGAGGTAAAGAACCCGTCTAAATATGCTACTGGCCCACACTGGCACGTTGTGATTGGAACTTAATATGGCTACTCAAGAAAATTGGTGGGAAGGTTCTGCCATTGTTGCAAAGCCCAGCAAGGCGCAGCAAGTGGATGGCGGCATATATGTGCCACCAACTAAAACGCCTGAGCAAATAGCCGACGAAGCGCGTAAGGCGGAAGAGTTTGGCATGAAAAAACGCGGCGAAGTTCGCGAGGAAGAAAAATTCGGACGTCAGATGCAAGATTTGACGGAAGGTCAATCTAAAGCGGTTGATTTTTATCAACGCGGACGCAGCTCTCAGATTGAGCTTGAGCGGTTAAACTTAAATCCTGATGACCTTATTGCACTTGCCACTCAAGAAGTTTTGCCTTCTAATTTAGCTAATAGATTTTCTGATACTGATCGTCGCCTATATCGTGCGGCAGCAAAGAATTTTGCAATGGCTACACTGCGCCGTGAAAGTGGCGCACAAATTGCGCCTGACGAAATTGCAAACCAAATATCAATATTCTTTCCAGGTGCAGGCGCTGATGAAAGAGAAAAACAAGTCCTTAAAAGGCAGCGAGATTTAACCATACTTGGCCTTGGTAGTGCGGCTGGGCCTTATGGTCTTGAGCAGGCTAATAAGAATCTTCAGAGCCTTGGGTTCATTGATGATCAGGGTAATCCAATCATTCCACCTGCAGCGGGTGCAGCCGAGACTCCAGTAGCTGGCTTGGCTGCAGCACTTCCTGGTGATCGCGTTGTTGCGGAAAAGGATCTTCAAAATGCAAGGGAATTGCAGGCGGCGTGGCAAAGCGGTAAAACCATTGAGGAACTAAACGCCATTTCAATGAGAAATGTTGGTTCACCATTAACACCCGAATCTATCCAAGCGCTTACTGCGGACACTAATCGTCGAGCGCAGTTCACACCATACCTTGCTCCAATGGAAGATGTCACAAAAGACATGGGCCTTGTTGCAGGCGCTATTGAGACTGTAACTGGTTCAGAACGCAGTACACCTGAGATTGAGGCTGCTCCTGACTGGACAACTATGCCTGAGCTAAACGAGCTTTCTCTTTCTAGTGCTGGCACCGCTCTTGGTACAATGTTCTCAAGCCCAGAAGAATCCGTTAAGATTATTCAAGCCAACTATCCCAGCGTTCAAGTGCGTCAGGATGCCAAGGGTAACTACATTCTTCGTTCGCAAGATGGCAAGGAATATGGCATTAAGCCAGGTTTCCGCTTTAGCGATGTTCCTCGTGCTGCGGGTGGTATTTTTGCATTTACGCCTGCTGGAGCCGCTAGGACGGTTGCAGGCGCTGCGGGTGGCGCTGCATTGACGCAAGCTGGTATTGAGGCAACACAAGCCGCTACTGGCGGCACATTTGACCCTGCCGAAATCGCTCTTGCTGGTGCTGGTGGTGCTGGTGGTCAACTTATTTCAGAAGCTATTCCTGCTGCTATCACTGCTGTTCGGAATTTACGTCGTGGGCCAGCTGGTGCTTTGCCAGAAGCTATGCCTGTTCCACAGGCTCCACAAGCGCCAACAATGGCCCCTGCCTCTACTGCCAGCGAAGAAGCGGCAATAGGCCAAAGGCTATATGACATTCAAATGCGGTTAAGGGAGGGTATTGGTTCTCCTGAGTTGGAGCAAGAGGCGGCTGCTCTTGCTCGTCAATTGCGCGATCTTCAGACTCCCGAATATATGCGACCTGGTTACGTTCCGCCTCGCCGCGAACCATTACCTATGTCTGAACCGACACCAGCATCTACTACTAGCGAAGAAGCAATTCTCTCGCAAAGGCTGCGCGACATTCAGAATGAATTACGGACAGGCCCAGGGTCTCCGCAACTTGAACAAGAAGCGTCTGCTGTTTCTCGACGCCTGCGTTGGTTGCAGACACCTGACTATATGAAGGCTGGCGCTGTTGAGCCACCTCCGATTCCGCAAGCTACGGCCGCACCAATGGCTGGGGTTGCAGAAGAAGTTCTTACTGAAGCTGCCGCGCCATCTGCCTTTATTCCTATAGAAGAGCTTGATAACCTTATTTCTACAGCAACAAAAAAAGGAGCCGCCGGTAAAGCAGCGCAGCAAAAAATCATCGAGTTAGCCGAAATCAATCCTGAAGCTAAGGCTGCTGCTGAGAGCTTGGGCTTTGAACTTCCAATTGATGTTTACGCTGACAATCCTCAGATCAGGGCCGCACTTGGCTTGGAACGGTCGCAATTTGGAACCCCCGCACAAGGCGAATGGGATGTTACTCTTCGCAAGGCCATTGATAACGCGGATAATATATCGCAGCAGTTTGACGCTTTTTTTATTGAGGGAGTGCCAGCAACAGGAGCGGTTTCTCAAAAAATCAAAACTGGTCTTGAGCAATCGCAAAAGGCTTTAAAAAGCCAAGCTTCAGCGTTGTATAAAAAGGTTGATGAAGGTGTTTCTGCAAACGACCCTGTTAATCTTGATAATTTGTTTACAACCTTGCAGGAAGTAGTTTCGGAAGTTGGTGAAAGTGGTTTAAACCAGCAGGAAAAAAAGCTGCTTGATCTTTTCCAAACTGGTGAAGCCGGTGCAGGCGACATCACTTATGGTCGATTGATACGAGAAAAGGGGCTTATTCGAAGAGCTAAAGAGGGAAAAGAAAGCCCTTATGGATCGCTAGATGAAGCTTCATTGAAGCGTCTTGAAGGCGCTCTTGCAAAAGATCAGTTGGACAATGTTGAACGTATGGCAGGCGAAGAAACTCGCCGTAATCTACGTGCTGCAAACCTATTGTATGCCAAGCAGGGAGCTTTGGGCAAACGTATGGTTTCGGTTTTTGGGCGCGACCTTGAGGGCGACTTAAATTCACTGCTTCTTGGTGCAATGAGTGAATCCAAAACAGGCGGCGCACGAAAATTCAATAAACTAATAAAAACAGTTCCTGAGGAATATCGTAAGGAAGCTCTGGCAACCGCGATTGCATCAGCAACACGCTCTAAGGCATCGCAAGGTTTCGGCTTTGCAGAGTTCCGTGATTTTTACCCTGCATTACGCGCTAACCCTGAAGTCTTTGGTAAGATTGCTAAAGAAATGGGGCCTGACTGGGTAAAAGCTATGAATTCACTGCTGACCGTTTCCAGAAAAATGACTGACGCTAGGTCAGTGGCTGGATTAAGAACTGGAGCAACAACACAAGCCGAGCTGCGTAAGTCACTTGCGGCGCAAGGAAAGCTACAAAACTTCCTTAATTCAACTATGGCAAAACGTGGCGTTGGATTTGCTGCTGGAAGCACCCCTGGAATTAATATGTTTGTTCCAGACATCATTGAATGGATGAGCAGTATTGGAAAAAATAAATTAGTTGCCGCGCAACAGCTCTTTAAAGACCCAGCATTTTTGGACGCCTTAGAGCAAAGCGCATCACAAGGCGCTCCATCTAAAGCTGCTGTAAATAAATTATCGATGAATCAACGCTTCCGTTCATACGCAAAAGCATTTGGAATCAGCGATGATCCAAAGGTTTGGTTAAATTCTACATTGAGCGCAGCAACTCCGCAAATGGATGGGCAGCAACAGCCTGAATCACCATCCGGTGCACCAACAGTAGAAATGCCACAATGACCTTTCGCTGCAACATAATTTCGGCTATAAGCCCAAAGACGCAAGGGATTAAGTTCTAATGGCACTTACTCAAGTTACTGGCCCTTACCCAATATTCACTGATCTAGACGGTACGCCGCTGGATGACGGATACCTGTATATCGGTGCAATCAACGATGACCCTGAGACAAATCCGATTCAGGTGTTCTTTGACTCTAACCTAACCATCCCAGCTACGCAGCCTATTCGCACAAGCAACGGCTACGCTTATCGTAACGGCACACCAGCCCTGCTTTACACTGGTGGCGAGTTCTCGATCACGATCCGCAACAAGCGTAATGAGTTCGTTCTCTACAGTCCTGTAGGCTATGGCTTCGATCCTGCGGCTGTGTCTGCGTCTGTTGTCAAGAACGACTTTGTTGGTGATGGCGTTCAAGTGGCCTTCGTTCTTTCGGCATCGCCTAGCACCATCCTTGCTACCAATATCTTTATCAATGGCGTTTATCAGGAGAAGGATAGCTACACCCTATCTGGCAACACCATTACGTTCTCTATTGCTCCACCGCTGAACTCCAGCATTGAGATTCTGACGAACGAAACTGGCGTTATTAACACTGGTAACGCAACTGCTATCTCGTACACTGCAAGCTTCGCTGGGGCCACGCTGCAAAGCGTTCAGACTAAACTAGAGCAAACCGTTTCAGTTATGGACTTCGGCGCTGTTGGCGATGGTGTGGCTGATGATACGGCGGCTATTCAGGCTGCTCTTGATTATGCGGCTACAGTTGATGGCTGCACCGTATATTTCCCAGACGGCATCTATTTAATCAGCGACCCGTTGTTGGTCTACAGCAATACAACTGTTATGATGAGCGGCACAGTCAAAGTGGACACGATGCCTATTGGCGGATACGAAACCGTGTTCATAACCGATCCTGTCAGCCCCGCCGACAACATTCAGTTCATTAACCCTCAGATTGACGCTAACAATGTTGTACCGACTAGCGGTATTATGGTTCGCTACGGAGCTACCAATGTCCGCGTTCAAGGGGGCTATATTCGCAACTGTGCAAACAGTAGTGCGCTCTCCGGCGGGCGGGCGTTTAACATTGAAGGCGGCACTGGAACGCAGAACATCACTATTAGCGGCACAAACATTACTGGGTGCTGGAACGGCGTTTCTCTTGCTGGCGGCGCGGCGCAAGCTAACTCCAACGTCAGCATTACCAATTTAACGATTAGTGACTGTCAGGTTGCTATCTCGCTGTTTGGCAACACCTCTGGCTATCCGCACACAGGCGAATTTATGCAAGCAGTGTTCTCAAACATTGCTATTCGTAACTGCGGTCATCTGACAACATTTACAACGCAAGCTGGCGTGATTGTTTCAGATCGCGGAAGCAACGTGTCGTTTAGTGATATATATGTTTTTAACGACAGCACTTATGGCGCTGTTGGTTCTCTGTGGCGCGGCGATGCTAACAACATCAGTATGAGCAATGTCACAATGGACGGCACGCTTACTGCCGCGCTATTTGACTTTTCTAGCTATGCGGAGAGCAATTCCTACCCGTTGTCAGCCAACAGTTCGTTGAACAGCCGTTTCATGAACGTAAAACACAACGGCACAATACCCATCATTATTGCGCTGCCAATTAGCGGTGCTTCATATCTGACCAACTGTCAGTTTGATGTTATTACTGATGTTGTAACCAGCGGCGCTCCGGGAACAGCTAACACCGCCAACAAAACAACGTGCCGCTTAAAAGCGTACAATAAAACGCAAAACGCTTTTATTGAAGGTTTCTTGAGCGACATTGGTTCAGTAACATTTGCTGAGTGGACAGGTAAACTATACCCCGCCGACAGTTTTGCGGCGCGTGCATGGGGCTTGTTTGATGGTGTAACAGGTACAATGGCACGCAGCTTTAACGCTACTAGCGTTCGCAATTCGGCGGGGGACTACACCATATCATTTGGCAACACGGCCCCTGTTGTCAGCTATGTGGTTGTCGCATCTGCTGCCACCGCAACCGGATCAAATCAAGTTCTCAGCATCCAGAATAAGACGCAGAACGATTTTGATATTTTTACGTTTAGCGGCGGCGTAGCAACAGATATGCCAACCATTAACTTTGTCGTTTACTATTAAGGATACGCTTTCATGGCAGACAAAAAAATCTCCGCGTTAACTGCTGCAACAACACCTTTAGCTGGCACTGAAGTTCTGCCGATTGTGCAGAGCGCATCGACGGTTAAGGTAGCTGTTAACGATATGCTTGGTGTTACAAGCTGGACTTCACCAGCCGTTAACTCTGAAGGCAATATGTTTTTGCGTGCCACAGACACGTTAGGTACTGGCGTTGGTACGCAGATCGGTCTTGGCGGTAAGTATAACGCGACTAGCTACTTCCCCTTTGCTGCTGTTGCAGGGCGTAAGGAAAACGCCACCAATAATAACGTAGCTGGCTATCTGTCTTTGTTGACCACTACTTCAGGTGGCACATTGACAGAACGGATGCGGATTAGCTCAGCGGGTGATGCAACCGTCAATACTGGCAACCTCGTAATCGGCACTGCTGCCAAAGGCATCGACTTCAGCGCAAACACAAGTGCTGCTGGCATGACCAGTGAATTGCTGAATTGGTATGAAGAAGGCACATGGACGCCTACTTTTACAGGGTGGACGATTGCGCCGTCTTCCATAGTTGGCGCGCGATACACCAGAGTGGGCCGTCAAGTAACTCTGAACTTACTTGCGTTAGACGGCGTAATTGTGGGTGGCGTTTCCGTAATCGGAGGTCTTCCGTTTACCTCATCGTCAGCTAACGGCGCGGTTGCGTTGCTAAAAGATGTTACTGGAAGTAATATATCTTCGTTTGCAACAGTTAATAATAACGCAACTCAAATTGCATCAATGACCTCCGCTACATTTACAGGTCTGTATTGGGCGCTTTCTGTTTCTTACATTGTATAAGGTATATCGTAATGACCCTGACTAAAGCCACATATTCAATGATCGACGGCGCAGTAGTCAACGTGCTGGATTATGGCGCTGTTGGTGACGGCATAACAAACAGCGCCGCCGCAATTCAGGCAGCTATTGATTTTGCATCAGCTAATGATGGCGGTATCGTTTTTATACCAAGCGGATCGTATGTTTGCTCAACAGGCTTGATATTAAAGCGCGGCGTTAATCTGGTTGGTGAAGGTACGGCGCACCACGCTTTTTACACAAACCCTGCATACCAAAAAACAGGAACGGTATTGCTGGTTACGGCTGCTGCTGCTGGCGATTGCATTAAGTTTGAAAGCAATGTCAAAGGGCATTTTGGCATTTACAATATGTCAATATACGACAACGGTAGCGCAGCCATACGTTCTATCTGCAACATCTCAGGCATCCTGCATCCCCGCCTTGAAGATGTGGAGTTTGCCTGTCTTAACACTGCACGCGGCACTGGTCTTTACATATCTAACGAAGCAGCTTTAGCACCTTTCACGGGGCAATCGCTTACCCTTTACGGCGCATACCGAAACGTAGTTACAATTAACGTACAAGATGGCGTTGCGATATTTAATGATTGCAACTCTAACGCATTTTTTAGCGGCTCCTTTGGTGCAACGCGGTATTGCCTGTACATGACAGGAACTTACGCGGTTCCTTTGGCTACCAGCTTTACAGGCTCATCTTTTGAGTCAACATATAACGCGGCGGTGCAAGATATTGCTTACGTCCCCGGCGCTAACAACATTCATGGGTGGACTGAAAAAGTTAACGCATACGTTGTTAAGTTTGTAAAAATTGAAAAAGCTAAATCAACAACCTTTTCGGGATGCTATTTTGAAAACGGTGGAACCGCGCTTACATATAACGACGGGACTAACGGCACATGGGATTTAGCTTCTGTCGTAGCATTAGATTATCTAGTCGCCATAACGGATATTGACGGCACAGATTTTCTTGGTTGTTCTTGGAACAACTTTTTGTTTGATAGGGCAAACCGCACAACCGCCGATACACTGCCCTTTTTGGTAAGCTACAGTACCGACAACCCCGCAGCACTTGTGCGCCGGAATACATCTGCACAGACGGTGGCGGACGCCACGCACGTAGCCGTAGATGTTTCAGGTGAAAATCCGGTTATAACTGATGGGGCCGTTATTGATTACGATCCCGCTACGAAGACGGCCACTTTTAGGCAGACTGGAACATATATAATTAACGCAGTTGTTTATTTTTCAAGTTTTGCTGGCGCGTCAAGTTTTACTTACGCGCGCTTAACCGCGGCTACATATGTATATTACGGACCTAATGTTGTTAAGGCCGCAGGCACGCAAGACGTAGCTGTTTCAGCGTATTGTGTTGTGCAAGCTGTGGTAGGTGATACGTGCCTACTTGAAGTGTTCCAAAATAGCGGCGTGAGCCAAACAATTTCAGCGTCCCCTGACAGAACCTATATATCAATAGTCAAGGTATGAAGGACGACTAACAAGATTGCCAGACTGCATCAAATGAGTGAGACAACATGAACACGATTGACAAAACACAGGCTCAACTCAACACTCATGAAGAAATCTGTGCATTTAGATACGAAAGCATCTGTGCGCGAATGAAGCGCCTAGAAAGTATTGGCATCACTGCTTGTGGCACAATCATTATGTTGTTAATTGGCATCTTGTTAAGCATCTTACTCAAAGGTACTCCATGAGTATAATTCTTGGTCAACGTAGCCTTTCACGGCTTGAGGGTGTTCACCCTGATCTAGTGCGCGTTGTAAAGAAGGCTG